AACGTAAGCGGAACGTCAGGAAACCTAGTCACATTTAACAGTAGCGTAGCTGGAACAGCAAGAACGATCAGCAAGGCAAGCGGTACGGTTAGCGCCAGTTATTTGAACCTTCAAGACTCTACGGCATCTGGCGGCGCAACATGGAACGCATATAATTCCACGAACAGCGGCAACAACACGGGCTGGAACTTTTTGACGCTAAACAGCGGTAACTTCTTGATGTTTTTTAATTAAAGGAACATAATGTATGGCAAAGTCACCAGCGTGGCAACGCAAGGAAGGCAAGAACCCCAACGGCGGCTTGAACGCCAAGGGCCGAGCCTCTGCGAAGAAAGAAGGTCACAACTTGAAACCACCGCAACCAGAAGGCGGCTCAAGGCGCGACTCTTTTTGTGCAAGGATGAGTGGCATGAAGAAAAAATTGACATCCGCAAGCACAGCGAACGACCCGAACTCTAGGATCAACAAGAGTCTTAGAGCGTGGAACTGCGCTGATGGTGGATACATTAAAGCAGCAGACGGTATAGCCCAAAAGGGCAAAACCAAGGGAAGGATGTGCTAATGACTGAAAACCACGAAACCGCTAAACAATTTGTTGACGGGCTATCGCTCGTTACAGTCGTTGGGACATTAACCGAAATGCTACCTTCAATATCCGCCCTGCTCAGTATTGTCTGGGTGGGAATTCGTATTTGGGAAACTGATACGGTTCAAGGTTGGTTTGGCCGTAAAGGAGGCAAAGATGCCAGCGGTGAGTGAAAAACAAAAGAAATTCATGGACGCGGTAGCCCACAACAAAGGGTTTGCCAAGAAAGTGGGTGTACCCCAATCTGTTGGCGCTGATTTCAGTAGCAAGAGTAAGGGTATGAAGTTTGGTTCTGGTGGGGGAAAAACCAGAGCTGATCGTCAAGTAGTGAATCAGCCAAAGACCGATCATGGTGATATGGCGCTTTTTAAACAAGGAGGCCGTATGGCTACAAAGAAAATGAGTATGGGTGGCGACACCACTGGAATGAGTGCAAACAAACAAAGCAAGGGCATCACCAAAGAGACTATGGGTAAGGTTCGCACCGCAGCCCCAAGCAAAGATGGTATTGCCGCAAAAGGCAAAACCAAAGGCACACAAATCGTCATGGCCGGTAACAAGGGCATGAAAAAAGGTGGAATGGCTAAGGCCAAGAAGTAAGGAGGCCGTATGGCTGACGAAAAAAAGTCTAAACCCGTTAAATACGAAGACTACACACCTGTAGACGAACCTACAAGTAGCCCCAGTACTCCCGCGCCTAAATTAGGTAGTGGTATTGTGGTTAAAAAAGCTTCTGGTGGTTCAGCTTCTAGTCGTGCTGATGGCATTGCTATGCGGGGTAAGACCCGTGGCACTATGGTCATGTGCGGCGGGGGAATGTCCAAATGATGCCCAGTCGCGGTATGGGGGACATCGCCCCGTCCAAAATGCCCAAGGGTAAGAAAACTGCCCGCAGGGATGACACTGACTTCACCCAGTACAAAGATGGGGGCACGGTAAACGCCGCCGGGAACTATACTAAGCCCAGTCTTCGCAAAAAGATTGTGTCTCAGGTAAAAGCGGCAGCTACGCAGGGAACTGGTGCAGGTCAATGGTCCGCACGTAAAGCCCAGCTAGTAGCCAAGAAGTACAAGGCGGCAGGTGGGGGTTACAGAGATTGAAAGCGCCACAGCAATCCCTTAAAAATTGGGGTGACCAGAAATGGCGCACCAAATCGGGGAAACCTTCTTCCAAAACGGGAGAGCGTTATTTGCCAGAAGCAGCAATAAAATCTTTGTCGCCAGCGGAGTATGCAGCTACAACCCGTGCAAAGCGTGCGGGTAAAAAGGCTGGTAAACAGTTCGTAGCGCAACCCAAGGGTATAGCAAAGAAAACAGCGAGTTACAGATGACTATAGCAAGCCACATTCAAAAGCAATTAGAAATCAGTGAACAACTGTTTGAGATGATGCGCCGCGACCATAAAGAACGTATGAGCCAAATACTAGTTTGGGCGGATATGAACGAGAGCTTGTTGCGTAAACTCAAAGAACGTGATGAAGAAGTTGAGCGTTTGCAAAGCCTTTTAAAAGCATATCAAACTGCGGAGAAATTGTAATGGCTGAAAAATGGATTCAAAAAGCAATCAAAAAGCCCGGCGCTCTGCGCTCAGAGCTTGGTGCGAAAAAAGGCAAGCCGATTCCAGCCGCGAAGCTGGCAAAAGCAGCCAAAGCCCCCGGCAAGATGGGTCAACGTGCTCGCCTAGCCGAGACACTCAAAGGTTTGAAAAAGTAAAGGAAAATCATGTTTAACGAAGCCCAACTAGCGCTAATAAAACGCGCAATGACTGCATTAGCAGAACGCGAAATGCACTTAAACAACGTAGTCTCCGACGAGGTCGAAGCTTTGATTGAAGAGCTAAATGCGCCAGCCGTGGAAGAAGCCCCAGCCCCTAAAGTTCGAAAAGCTAAAGTGCTTGAAGAGGTTGTAGTTGAAGAGACTGTAGTTGAAGAAACTAAAGCTGACTAATGGCTAATACCTCCGGCGCACTAACCTTTAACCTTGACCTCACCGAGTTGGTCGAGGAGGCGTTTGAACGCGCCGGTAGTGAGCTGCGCACTGGTTATGATTTGAGGACCGCACGGCGCAGCTTAAATATCATGTTTGCTGATTGGGCAAACCGTGGCATCAATATGTGGACTATCGAGCCGGGGTCTATTACTCTGGTCCCCGGTCAAAACACATACGCCCTACCAAATGACACGATCGATCTTCTCGAGCATCTAATCCGCACCAACGCAAACAGCACGGCTAACCAAGCCGACCTGACAATCACGCGTATTAGTGTTTCTACCTATGCGACGATCCCAAACAAACTGACCCAAGCTAGACCAATTCAGGTTTGGATTCAGCGTTACAACGGGCAGACTTCGCCTGTAGCCTCTACATTAAGCACAACAATCACATCCACAGACACAACAATCACAGTAAGTGATGTTACGGGTTTACCCGCATCTGGGTTTGTAAAGATAGATAGTGAAATCATAAATTACGGATACATAACCCAGACTGCAAATGCCGTGTCCGGTACTTTGAACAACTGTTTCCGTGGACAACAAAACACAATTCCTGCGGCTCATACGGCTACAGCTACTGTGTATTGGCAACAGGTACCGGCTATAACTGTTTGGCCTACCCCTGACAATGCCCAAGACTACACATTTGTTTACTGGCGCTTACGCCGCACCCAAGATGCTGGCAGCGGTGTGAACATAATGGATGTGCCGTTTCGTTTTATCCCCTGTATGGCGGCTGGTCTGTCGTACTACATTGCGGGCAAAGTACCGCAGGGCATGGAGCGTATTGGCATGTTGAAGCAACAGTACGACGAGGCTTGGGAACTTGCCGCGTATGAGGACCATGAGAAGGCAGCATTACGTTTGGTTCCTAGACAGACCTACATCGGGAGGTAGTCATGGGTAATCGTTTTGCTTCTGGCAAACATGCGATTTCGGAGTGTGACCGTTGTGGTCAACGGTTCAAGCTAAAGGTTCTTAAGACTGAGATTATCAAGACTAAGAACTACAATTTGTTGGTATGCCCAGAGTGTTGGGACCCAGATCATCCGCAGTTGCAGTTGGGTATGTGGCCGGTGGATGATCCGCAGGCTTTGCGTAACCCTCGTCCTGACAGGAGCTATGTGGTTTCTGGAACGAGTGGGTTACAGATAAATGTGAATGGTGGTACAGGGCCAAATGGCGTTGGAACACCTCAAGGCGGTAGCCGAATCTTTCAATGGGGTTGGAACCCCGTTGGTGGGTCAGAAAGTTTTGACGCAGCTTTAACGCCAAATAACTTGGCTTTAGTGGTGCAACTTGGTACAGTTACGATAGCAACAACGTAGGAGTTGAAAATGGCAAAAAGCGACAGCAAAGAAGACATGAAAATGGATAAGAAGCAAGACGTTGCGCTTATCAAAAAAGCTTTCAAAGAGCACGACAAACAAGAACACAAGGGCGGTAAGGGTACTAAACTTACACTCAAAAAAGGCGGTGTAACAACCGACATGATGAAGTCTATGGGACGCAACATGGCTCGTGTCGCAAACCAAAGGGGCAAGTAATGGCTACCCAAATTAAACCCACAAAAAAGAATAGCCCAGCTATTCACCACGGTGCAAACCGCGATAATTTGCCAGCGGAAGACTACGCCGCCCCCCATGATATGGGCGGTAAAGCGGTAGAGGAAAAAGACATTGGCTACTCAGTAGAAATGCCAAAGCGTAAAAACTGGACACCTATGAATGGTGGCGTGTCTATCGGTGCTTGGGGCGACGAGGAAAAGACAGGTATCACCATGCGCGGTCACGGAGCTGCTATCAAAGGCATCAAGTCTAGAGGCCCGATGGCATGAGCATGACGTACAGCGAGCTGGTAACGGCGATTGAAACGTATACCGAGAACACATTCCCCGCCACAACTTTGGCGGACGGAACAGTTGTAACCTCGACCACACAGATCAATCGTTTTATCGAGCAAGCTGAACAACGGATATACAACTCCGTTCAATTCCCATCATTGCGCAAAAACGTTCAGGGTAGTGTGTCATCTGCTAACAAATATCTGTCTGCGCCGACTGATTATTTAGCCACATATTCTTTAGCTGTTGTTGATGCTACGGGCGCATTTGAGTATTTGTTGAACAAAGACGTGAACTTTATCCGACAGGCTTACCCAAACCCAACAACAGACACGGGGATTCCCAAGTATTACGCATTGTTTGGACCGACAGTGTCTGGTGGAACTATCAGTAACGAGCTGTCTTTTATCCTTGGCCCAACGCCAGATACGGCGTACACGGTAGAGCTGCATTATTACTATTACCCAGAGTCCATCACCACGGCGACGACCACATGGCTGGGTGACAACTTTGACACTGTCCTTTTGTACGGATCGCTTGTTGAAGCGTATACCTATATGAAGGGTGAACAAGATTTAATTCAACTCTACGATGCCAAGTACAAGGAAGCATTAGCTCTCGCTAAACGCCTTGGAGATGGTATGGAGCGTCAGGATGCATATCGTTCTGGTCAATTTAGACAGGCGGTGACTTGATGGCATTCACGGGCAATTACGCAACCAACACGTTCAAGACAGGTCTGCTTGACGGGACGTTTAATTTCAATACCGGAACAACGCAGGTCTTCAAGATTGCGTTGTACACAAATGCTGCCACGCTAGACGCTACAACCACTGCCTACACAAGCACAGGTGAAGCGTCAGGTGGTAACTATTCCGCTGGCGGTCAGGTACTGACAGTTTCTCAAATTCCAACAATTGGCAATCAGACAGGTGTTGCCACTACATATTTGTCGTTTGCAAATGCGGCATGGACTGGCTCAATCACCGCGCGGGGAGCTTTGATTTACTTGGCTAACGGTACAACTAACCCAGCGATTTGTGTTTTAGATTTTGGTAACGACAAATCAAGTTCTAGCACGTTCACCGTACAATTCCCCGCAATCACAAACACTTCAGCCATCATCCGGCTTTCATAGGAGTAAGTATGACAAAAGAAATTTCTAGCTTTGGTGACCATGCTGTTGCCACAATGCAGGCTAATGTTGGTATCCCAGAAGGCATGGGCGTTGAAGGCCACTACTATGTAGAGTGCTGTGATGCTGAAGGTAATCTTAAATGGGAAGAAAAGTTCCCCAACTTAGTCGTTGCTGTTGGTAAACAGTTGATGTTTGATACCCTGTTGCGCACTTCCGGTACATACACCACGGTTGGCCCATTCTTGGGGCTTATCAATAACAGCACTACATTTGCAGCCGCAGATACGATGGCTTCTAAGACATGGACTGAGTTGACTACTTACACCGTGGGCGGGTCAGCAGTGCGCGGTACGGCAGTGTTTGCTGCTTCTACATCGTCTGGTACTACTCCATCAAACGTGAGCACATCTACAGCTACAGCAATTACTTACACAATGACTGGCTCTGCTACTGTGTATGGTTGTTTCTTGGTTACAGGTTCTGGCGCAGTCAGCACGATTTCCAGTACGGCAGGTACTTTGTATTCAGAAGGTAATTTCAGCACTGCCAAAGCAGTGACTTCTGGCGATACTGTTACTGTTACCTACTCGACAACTGCAACTTCGTAAGGAGTCCTAAATGGCTCTTGTACTTGCAAACCGTGTCCAAGAAACGGGTACAGCTAACACCACTATAAGTTTTACGCTTCTCGGTGCTGTTTCTGGGTATCAAACTTTTGCGGCTATTGGTAACACCAACACCACATACTACTCAGCCACGGATTCATCAGGTAACTGGGAAGTTGGTCTTGGCACGTATTCAACTACTGGGCCAACTCTTACTCGCACAACTGTCTACGCTTCTAGTAACGCCGGTAGCGCTGTTACTTTTTCTGGCACGGTCAACGTCTTTGTAACTTACCCATCTTCTAAATCAATCAACCTTGATGCGTCGGGTAACGCTAGTCCGTTAGGTACGATCGCCTCTGGTACTTGGAACGGCACTGCCATTACAGGAACTTACGGCGGAACAGGCGTTAACAACGGGGCAAACACAATTACTGTTGCTGGTAACTTATCCCATGCAGGTGCGTTCACTCAGACGTTCACAGCTACAGGTAATACTTCGCTTAGTTTACCCGCAAGCGGCACGTTAATCAGCACCGTTACCAACATGGCGGCTAACCCTGTCACTGGTACTCCATCGAGCTCAAACTTTTTACGTGGTGATGGCACATGGTCTGCTGGCGTGGCGGGCCCCACAGGTCCAACTGGACCTACCGGAAGCCCCGGCCCAACCGGCCCAACCGGACCGACAGGGGGAACCGGGCCGACAGGGAGTCCCGGCCCTACAGGACCAACAGGGAGCCCCGGCCCCACAGGGCCAACCGGGCCGACAGGGCCAACTGGTACTACTAACGTAGTCACTACATACAATACTGTTGGGGGCTATATTGCAGGCGATCAAAACTCTGCGCAATGTAACTTAAACACATCATACTCAGGATCAACTGTGTATCCCTGCTATGGCAGTGGAGGTTCAACAACTAGGGCACCTGCAATTGGGTCTGGTACATGGTTGTTTGTTGGCGGCGGCGCACAGTACTACGCAGGTGTGTTTTTAAGAATTGCATAGGAAAATAACATGCAAACATTTACGGTATTTTCTGTTACAGACCCTGTATATACAAATGCAGAAAACACGGGCATAGATACAAAAGTTAAATTTAATGAATTTGACGAGGTACTACCTTTCCATGCGACTGCTTGGGACACAGAAGCTCACGGCCAACAAATTTACAATGATTTAAAAGCCGGTAGATACGGCCCTATCACGCCCTATACATTTGATGAAAACAAATCTGCAATGAATATAAGAGCAGAAAGAAATATGAAAATATCCGCAACAGACTGGACTCAAGGTGCGGATGTCCCAGACCAAACAAAACAAAAATGGGCTTCATACCGTCAAGCGCTTCGGGATGTTACATCCCAATCTACGTTTCCAATTTCTGTAACTTGGCCTACGCCACCCAATTAAAAATGTCGCATTTACCTATTTGGTACATAGGGCAGGTTCCGCTAGAGGACTGCGACAAGGCTTTTGCCGAGTACATGCAAATCCCACCAAGAGACGCCTCTATGGGTAATGTGGGGGATGTAGTAGACCACGCCCAAAGAAACACAACCGTTCGCTTTTCTAGTGCAGATCATTGGTTTGACCAAAAAATGAAAGATTACGGCGTACTAGCAAACAAAGAATGTAAATGGGATTTTGATGTAGATCGCTGTGAAGCTGTGCAGTTTGCGGAGTATGGGGTAGGCCAAAAATACAACTGGCACATAGATACATTCCCTCTGACTGGTTTGGCTACAGATCGTAAAGTTACGGTCGTTTGTTTGTTGTCCGATCCAGCTGAATATGAAGGCGGTAATCTGCAACTGAAATTCTATGGGGAGCACACACCCGTAATGCGCAAAGGGACCATTATTGCGTTCCCTTCTTTTATTGAACATCAAGTAACCCCCGTGACTAAAGGTGTGCGATACACCGCAACGATCTGGATTTCTGGGCCGAGGTTTAGATGATGTTCGGTATACCTGCCTTTGGCGCAACACCATTTGCTTCTGAAGCAAACAACTCCTATGCTTTTTCTGTGCTGGAGAATATAGGCGCGGCTGACAGTAGCACACAGCTGTCTACGTTCCTTCAATCTATTACACAGACAATAACCATAGCTCAAGTTCCAAATGATACGGGAGCAAACTATTTTGGTAGTCTTACAGAAACAATTACTGTTGGCGATTCCAGCACGCAGTTATCTACATTTTTTCAGACAATTTCACAAGACTTTACACCAGCCGATGTTGAGACAATAACAGCACAGTTTTCTGTATCGCGCTCAGAAGCAACTACTGTAGCCGACGTATTAGCAAGTTATTTTGCAGCTTTGCAAACCATTACAGAAAACGTCGGTTATGGTGATTCCAGTACACAAGTGTCCGCGTTCCTTGAAGCAATTACAGAAAACTTAGCCCCTGCGGACGCTTTTGCAGTTCTTGCCCAGTTTAAAGTCTCAATTGCTGAAAACACCAATATCGCAGACAATATAGCAGCGTCAGCTTGGATAAAAATAATAAACACGCAAGTAGCAAATTGGGCCACTATAAACAATCCAGAATCCGCAGGATGGACAACCATAAGCAACTCTGAAAATGCCGGTTGGTCAAACATAGACAACTCACAATGAGGTAACACATGTCAAGTACATACTCAACAAACCTAGCCCTAGAAATGATGGGTACCGGCGATCAGGCTGGTAACTGGAGCCAAACAAATAACCTCAACATTGGCACATTGCTGGAGCAGGCTGTTTCTGGTTACGTAACCCAAGCCATCACTGACGGCGCAGACACAGTAATCACGATCCCTAACGGGGCGTCTGGCACTGCACGCAATATGTTTATTGAATGTACTGGCTCTTTGACAGGGGCTAGGAACCTGATTGTCCCGTCCAATAAAAAGTTGTATTTCATATACAACAACACCACTGGCGGTTACGCAGTAACCGTCAAAGTTTCTGGGCAAACAGGTGTTTCTGTATCAAGCGGGGCCAAACTTATTTTGGTATCCAACGGCACAGACATCATTAACGCCACGACTTACTTGAATTCTGTTGGTGTTGTTACTGTACCTAGTGGTGGCACGGGCGTAGCCACTTTAACTGGTTTGGCTTATGGCAATGGAACAAGCGCGTTTACTGCGGCTACAGGAGCGCAAATTGTTGCGGCTATTGGGTCCAGTACGGTTACAAACGCCACAAACGCAACGAACGCGACGAATCCAGCAGGAGGCGGGTCATTTATTACAAGCGCAAACATTGGCAGCCAATCGGTTAGCTCCGCAGCTTCTGCTACTAACGCTACTAACGCTTCATATGCCACAACGCAAGCCAACGGAACAAATAACACAACAATCGCCACCACTGCTTTTGCTTACGGCACACTTTCTGCGGCAAATGCTGGGTACCAAAAACTCCCTAGTGGATTGATTATTCAGTGGGGCGGAACTGCATCGTATGGAAGCGCGCAAAACGCAATCACTTTCCCTGTGACTTTCCCCAGCGCGGTAACCTCGATTGTTATAACTATGGTTGATACCCCAACAGTATCAAAATTTGCGTGCTATTCAGACCAAACAACTTCTGGGTTTAATTTAAATGTCCGTTACACAGGTTCTGCATCTTGGATTGCAATAGGGTATTAAGGAGAAACAATGTTTTATTCAAAATCAACTAACGGTTTTTATGTGACGGAAGTTCATGGGGAAAATATCCCCAGTGATGCTGTAGAAATAACCGAAGGACAACATGCCGAACTTCTTGCAGGGCAAGCGCAGGGCAAAGTAATTACTAGTGATGAAAACGGTAACCCTGTGTTGACTGAATCTCTGATTGGGTTTAGCTACGAACAAAATCGTGCTAATGAATATCCGTCTATCGGCGACCAATTGGATGATTTATACCGTGCCGGAGCCTTTTCCGATGAAATGACGGCAAAGATTAAAGCAGTCAAAGACAAATACCCCAAATAAGATGTGGACCCTTTCACCCTCCTCATGGCTGCTCAGACTGCCGTTGGCTTTATCAAGCAGGGGTGCGCTTTCTTGCACGAAGGCCGTATGGAGCTGGAGGGGGCAAAGAAAACAGTTGAAGGCGTCCTTGAAGACGTCAAAGCCATCAAAGGTATTTGGGAATGGTTTCTTGGGTTATTTAGCCGACAACCTGATAGACCTGTCGATACGCCTAAGCCTGTGGCGAAAGCGAAAGCCCAAGCCGCAAAGCAGTCCTACGAAGAGATGGAGCTTAAACTCATCAAAGACATTGGTGACAAGCTGGGCTTGCTTTTTGATACCCAGCAGCAGATTAACAACCACTACCTTGAATTAGAAGAGGAGTCAAAGACAAACTACGACCCAGAGCAAAACACCAGCAAAAAAGCCATTGAGCGCGCGATGATTGAATTGCAAATGGAGAAGTTGTTTGAGCAGGTTCGGGAGACAATGGTGTACGCACCAGCAGAGTTGAAAGATTTGTACAGCAGATTTTTGGTAATGCACGGCAAAATTGAACGTGAACAAGAATGGGCTAGGGCAGAAACAATTCGCAAGACTAGGTTGGCGAGGTGGAAGCAAGAGCAAGACGAAATTCGTTGCATTGAAATAACTACTGGAGTAATTGCCGTGATGTTTGTATCTTTAATTTTTGGGTGGCTGATGTGGCAACTGCGAAGCTTGTCGGGTGGATTTTGACAGCGGTTGCGCTATGTATTATTGTTGGAGTAACTTCAATGGCATACGTAGAAACCCTATACATGAAAGCGCAGCTCAAGCGAGAAATCAAAGAGTTGCGTAAGTTGAAACTTGAATTAACAAAGGAAAAATGATGTTGACACTACTTTCTACCCTCCTGTCCTTCCTCATGGGGGGCTTGCCTAAATTGTTGGACTTCTTCCAAGATCGTGCGGATAAAAAGCATGAACTTGCTTTAGCACAAATGCAGACCGAGCGCGAGCTCACGCTAAAAAAAGCGGGTTTGGAGTCCCAAGAGCACATTGAAGCCATTCACCTAGACGAAATAAAAGTCCAAGCCGAGGTAGCAACTCAACAGGCGAACGTGGCTATGGTTAATGCCAAGCTTCAAGAACGTCAAGCGTTGTATGCACACGACATAGAAATTAGCAAAGGTGCATCTACTTGGGTCATCAATGCACGCGCTATGGTGCGCCCCGCCCTAACTTACGGCATGTTCTTGCTTTTGGTCTTTGTAGATATTGCTGGCTTCTTGTATGCATGGCATTCAAACGTGCCCTTTACTGAATGTTTAGACCAGTTGTGGGACAACGACACCCAGCTAATCTGGGCTTCTATCGTTGCGTTCTGGTTTGGTTCACAGGCGTTTGAGAAGAAATGAACATCAGCCAACGCTGTATCGAGGACATCAAGCACCACGAAGGGGTGAGGCAAAAGCCCTATCGTGACTCGGTCTACCTATGGACGGTGGGTGTTGGGCACTTGATGTATGACTCACAGGCCAAGTTGCCTGTAGACCAAAGGGCGGCAATACAGTTGCGCCCAGAAGATAACCGCGTATTCTCAATGGAAGAAGTCGATGCAATTCTTAGAGCAGATTTGGCAAAGTTTGAGCGCGGGGTCTCTTCTCTCTGCCCTGTCCCTCTTACACAAGGCAACTTTGACGGGCTTGTTTCTTTTAGTTTTAACGTCGGTCTTGGAACACTCCAGCGTAGCACGCTTCGTCAAAAGGTGCTTAGGGGCGATATTGAAGGTGCGGCAGACGAGTTCTTGAAATACACTAAGGCGGGCGGAAAAGAACTCAAGGGGTTGGTGACACGCCGTAAAGACGAGCGTGCCCTTTTCTTGTCATAGGAATTAAAATGCCATTACAGAAACTTGCATTTAGGCCGGGCGTCAACAGAGAATCTACTACCCTTGCTAACGAGGGCGGATGGTTTGAGTCCGACAAAGTTCGGTTTCGTTCTGGTTTCCCTGAGAAGATTGGTGGCTGGGTGCGTGATACGGGTACGTATTACTCCAGTGCGCCGACTGGCACATTTGCTTCTGGCGGTACGTCAACATCAGCAACTCCATCATCCGGTGCGTTTTGGGGCATAGCCAAGTCCATGTGGAATTGGCTTAACTTGACTGGATACAACTTACTTTCTGTTGGGACAAACCTCAAGTACTACATCCAAAACTCGAGCGGTGGAGCGTTTAACGACATCACTCCTATCCGCTTAACTACATCTGCCGGAGCAGTTACTTTCGCCGCTACGAATGGCTCGGCGGTCATTACGGTAACTAACTCTGGGCATGGTGCTCAGACTGGTGACTTTGTTATTTTTAGCGGTGCTGCTTCCCTAGGCGGAAATATCACTGCAGCTGTTTTAAATAAAGAGTACCAAATAACTTTCGTCAACAGTGCAACATACACAATCACTGCATCTGTTACAGCAAATAGCAGCGACTCTGGTTCTGGTGGTGGGTCTACTGTTGGCAACTACCAAATAAACACAGGCAATACAACATTTACTTACGGTACTGGATATGGCGCTGGGCCTTATGGCGGCGCTACTGGGCCTTCGGCTTCTACTACGATAAACGGCGGGACTGCTGTTACTGCAAGTTCTACGACCCCTATTACTGTGGTTTCTACTACCGGTTTTGCATCTAGCGGAACCATATATATTGGTACCGAAGGCATTACTTACACAGCAATTACGTCAACTACGTTTGCAGGCACGATAACGCGTGGTGTAAACAGTACTGCGGCGGCGCATTCAAGTGGCGACCAAGTATCCCAGTTTCCTTCAACCGCAACAGGCTATGGCTCTCCCGCAACTACGGGCGTAGGTATTCAAATCCGTTTATGGAGTGAGTCAAACTACGGTCAAGACCTTATATTTAGTCCACGCGGCGGCGCAATGTACTACTGGGCCAATAACGCAAGTCCCAATATTTATGACCGTGGGCAAGTTATGACTGCTGGAGGCACAGTGACTGTGACTGGAGGTGGCACGGTTACGTTAGAAGCAACTACACCCTCTGTAACTAACGGGGTACTGGTATCAGATAATTCACGTTTTCTATTTGCTTTTGGTTGCAATGACCCAACAGGTGTATACGCAACGACAGCTCAGGACCCTTTACAAGTGCGCTGGTCAGACCAAGGTTTGTTTGGTGTTTGGACCCCGCAGGTTACTAACCAAGCTGG